GGGATAGAAATATATTTGTGTAGCGTTATCATTACCATTAAAATTATAACTTCCAGTCATTGTATTATAAGTAAACGTTGCATATGCTGTAGGACCAGTTTTAAGCATTACTAATGGTTCTACTCCTGGAATTTCCTGTACTGTAAAGAAATTGCCCCCTATAGAAAACATTTGTCCGTCGCCATAAACATTTCCTGGAACAACCCCAGTTGCTACGCCAGCCGCATTTGTTACTCCTACACCATAAGGGTAAAAATATATCTGAGTGTTAAAAGCTGCTCCTGCAAAAACATAAGCTCCAGTAGTGGTATCGTATGTGTGTGTTGTTGCCGCGCCAGTTGTTGTCATAACTCCTGGATTACCTAAAACTGCAACTGTGAAAATTTCTGTACCTATAGAAAACTGTTGTCCTATTTTATAAACGCCACCGGGTACAGTTCCACCAGCAGCACCAGCCCCATCAGTTATGCCTACACCACCACCGCCAGTTAGAGTAATCTGCGTACTAAGAAGCGGAACTCTTAATCTTGATCTTATAGATTCAAACCCCTGGGCTGCGCCTGTACCTGTATATCTTGATCCAAATCGCTTTACAACACGGCCTTCATAAATATAAGCATTTTCTAATCGCTCGAAACTGTCGTTTGGTATCTGCCACGGCTTCATGTCGCCACGAAGACCTTCTTTTATTGGCGCTATTAAAAAGCGATCTTGTGCCATGCTAAACTCCAAACGCTAAATATGTAAAGTTTACATTGCCACCCGCTACATAAGCAGCGTTTCTTGTAACGTTAAATTTAGTGTCAGTCGCTGTATATGCATGCAAAACGGAGTCTTGAGCAGCTCCCGCAGATAGACCAGTAGGAGTAACCTGAACAAAATAAGGCGCGCCAATAAAGGCATTTCCTGCTGCAAAAACAATATCTCCGGATGTTACCTGTCCAGTATTAATCACACCAGTACCCCATTTAACCTTGATGCCTGAAGGAAGAACAGTTTCTCCTGGAGGACCAACTGTATACGAAGTAAAGTCTATTCCGTCAACACCTGCAACTACATTTTGTGGCTGTATAAATAAAGCGTTTCCTTTGTTATATATAGCCATTTCATTAACTAACGTTGCTGGGTCATCTGCTTGTAAGATAAAGGTTGCTTGCTTGTGTTTACCTTCTGGTGAAACGCCACCTGCAAAAGTAGAATGGTCTACATCTACAAGAGCCTTTATAGCCTCAAAGTTTTGTTGTATATCTCCCTGCGACTGATTAAACTGATCAACTGCAGCTGGTTTAGTTTCTTGATAGTTAGCCATTATCTACCCCCTATATTATCATTATAATTACTATCTAAAATATCTGTGTAAATAGTAGCTGTACGCTGTTTTGATTGTTGGTCTATAGTTCTTCTGTTGACAAGAATCTCTTGTTGTTTAAATTCTGGCATTATCTTTTGTACGCTCTCAACATCCATCCTGTCTTCAAACACCTTCTTTGAAGCACCATAAGCTATGTATTGCCACCACTGAGATATTTCTGGCATTGCACCGGCCAGCATCTCTGTAGGCCTTACAGCAACTTCAAGTTCAACCCTGTATGGTTGGTCTGGGATTTGCCTAAATACAAGAGTATTGTCATGGTATAAAACAACTGTTGGAAGTCCAGCTGCGTACGGAACTGTTTGGCTATAAACTGGTTCGCCATTACCTGGAGCAGCTGTAAATGTAAACGTATAAACTCCAGTATTATAATTGATTGTTCCTCCGGCAATTACATCACCTGCAAGTGCACCAGCTCCATCATCATTTGCTTGGATACCTGCATTATTAGCATCTATCGAAGTAAAAGAAATTTTATCTCGCATAACAGGAATAGCAGAAAGAGTGCCGGCAAAAGCAACGGTTGCACCATTACCAGTTCCAATTTGAACCTTGCTTTCTGTCTGTGGATATATTGCGAATAACTGGTCTCTATCTTGTAATAACTGAGCCCTTCTGCCCGCTATATATATATTTTCATAAACAGCTGAATAAAGATTATCCCAATTAGCAATAATGTTATCGCCTGAATAGGTGTCTATATAAGGCTGCGTATAGAAAGAAACTATCTCTCTAAGTCTGAATGTTTTTAAATGAGACGGAAAATCGTATAAAACAAAGTTGTTAATGTATTCATCTATTGTTGCATCAGAAATCTGTGATGGTGAAGGACTTTTTGTAATCCTCCTTACCTTTACCCTAATTTGCTCCAGGGTAGAAAGCGTATTGTCTGGCATAAGTCCTCCTATTCATTACCTAACGTCTCTGGCGGCTGCAGTTAGCTGATCACTAAGCTCTCCTATTGGAATAACAAGTGCACATCTACTGTGCCACCAAAGCGCAACTGGAACAGCAAATGCAGTAAAGTTTGTGGTGTCTAAATTTATTGTAAAAGTATCAGTTCCGGTGACAGTTATAGCACCCTGTTGTAGATCTAGTTGCGGCATTCCATAATATTTTGGTATATGAAATCTTACGATGGTCCCATCAACAAAATCATGATCAAACGTTGTTGTTATTGATACTGGATTTGCTTTTGTTGCTGCAGAAATTAGCCGCATTGCTGGCTGTATTTGTGGATCTTCAACCGCATAACAATTGTCTGCCATACTATCCCCTTTCTCCTTTTTTCCTAGCTACAGTACCTTTTCTACCGTAACTATTTTAGAAGGTTCATTTTCAAATTCACCGACGTCTACAAATTCAAGGCTCTGAAATCCCATGCGTCTTACTTTTTGTCCTACTTTCATAGTAGGTTTATCATTCTCGTCCATTTCAAACTTATGGACATTATAAGCACAGTTTTTATTCAGATGTTTTGCCACGCCTAAAGGTATTGTATACATGTGCTTGTCAACAAGCGTGTACTTTTCTATCGAATCTCCTTTATAGCACCTATAAGCAAAACTTACTTGTCCGCCAGGAACTTCATAATAATGAAAAATGCCTTTTACTTTCTCCCTGTCTTGGTCTCTTTGGTATTGAACGCTTTTCTTTTTGCCTTTAGCAAGATCACCTTTTTCTTTTATTCCAATTGTTTTTTCTGCTTCTGTCATATTTTTCCTCTTTTTTTATCAAGGAGGGGGACAATCCCCCTCCTTGTTTGTTTATTTTGGAGAAATTAAAATATCAATAAAGACTTATTAGCCTATATCGGTTCTAAATGACTTCCCTGCACGCCACTTAATCACATCACCAGTTGTTCCACCAGGACTTCCTAATGCAACTCCTGCATCACTACTGGTCCCAAGAATCATGCCAATGTAACCAATGTTTGCTTGTGCTTCGGCAAGGTTTGCTCCCCCAGCAGTCCATCCCATAGGAATTGCTTGAGAATTCGTAGCTTGAGCATCAGCTGGAAGAGGGAAGTTAAACGCTGTATAACCAGTTGTGTCTATCCCTATTGAAAATGTAGAGGCGTTTATTCTTGTTATCTCTACAACCACGTCATCAAGCGCAGTCATTCCTCCGATTGTAGGAATTTTCAGCCTAATTTGTTGATAATCATCAAACTCATGGTCAACCAATGTTGTAACAACGCCCGGATTTGCTTGAGTAATGTTACCTATAACACGCTTTTTAGGGTTCCACATGTTGTATGTAAACGCGTTTGGAGCTACATATTTCCATGTTCCAGCACCTGAGACAACGCCTTGAGCTTGTTGTAATGCATTGGCAAGTCTAAAACTTGTGTCTAAAGTAATGGTATCAACGGAAAAATCTAATCCGTTAACACCCCAATGAGCAGTGCTATAAACTCTTACAATGCTTCCGTCTACAAGTCTGTTTGTGTCTCCAGTATCATACACAGGTTGCGTTGCATCTGTACTATTTGTTATAGCCGCTGTAAAGCTATAAGGATTAGACGAATCAATAAGAGAAATTCCCCTATATGTTGCGCCATTATATCCTGCTGCAGCAGTTGAAAGAGAAATAGTCTGGTCTGCAGCTACATGATATTCTACAGTAGCGTCGTCTTGTGTCATTTCACGCTGCCAATACCATCTAACACCAGCCCATTGGGTTGCTCCTGCGATATTGGTTAAGTTGATTACTTCAACCCAGTCAACATCAGATCTTAGAGCAATGATCTTGTCTGTGCCGTCAGACGTAAAGTCGCCTTGTTGTATTAAAGTGTCTTCAGCCATAATTATTCCTTTCTTGTGGTATGAGCCACTTATGCTCTTGTTGCGCGAAGGTTAAGAATCCATAAATCGTTTGTGATTCTAGGAACCTCAGCAAATTTATACCCGACAGTTGCATTAAGAGCAAGAGGACCATCGTACATAGGAGCACGATAAATAAATTGAGAACTAAATCCATCTTGTTCTATACATGCATAAGCCTCCATACCAACACAAAAAACGTTGAATACGGTTTCTCCATTATTAGATCCTTCAGCTACTATGGAGCCTGCAGAGGAAACAAGGAAACGAAGGTTTCCAATTGAGCCCCACTCAGATCTAAGTGCGTTCATTGGAGATGGATATTGATTTTTATGAATAAATCCAGCTGTTGCGTCAAGATCACCTGTTAACTGTGTTGAGCACATAGCAAAATAAGCATCGCGTACAGGAGCTGTACCAAACTTATCATCACCTTCAATGTTATCCATTATTGTATATGCATCGGAATCCAACAATGTTCTAACAACATCATTAACATCTGTTCTTGTTATTTCTGTTGGGACATCACCGTTAACACCGCCAACACAGTTCAAAAATCCTGCAGTTGCGGAAAGCATATCACGCGTGAGTTGATCTTCTGTTTGTCTTAATGAAACACCCAATCTTTTTGATGCTTCGTTCAAAACAGGATCTTGATTTTGAAGGGTTACTTGTTCGTTGATTTTTATATAGGTTCCATAAAACCCGATTCGAGCGTCAATATCTACAGCGGTCAATGATTGTGCTGGAGGATATTCACCTGTATTTCCTAGTGGGACCATTGCGGTATCAAGAGCGTTATAACGTCTCATACGCAAGGTTGTACCACCATTTCTTGGCATACGTTTCTTCATTGCTGCAATCTTATGAATCAAATTTGGTGTTGGTACTGATAGAAGTTTATAACTAAATGATTGTTGGCTTACTGTTACTTTCAGGATAAATCCCTACTGACCATGATTAAATGGCGGCTGGTCTTGTTATTCCCAGCTCTTATAGTTTCCTATAAGGTCGGACTATCGTTTACGCTCTCGCGCTTCAAGGGCTTAGTCTCTGCGGCTACTTTTTTACCATTGAACTTTCGCATCTTTTGATACGACTCTTCTCGGTAAACTAGCTCGTCTTTGCCAAGACCAAAATATCCCGCTTTTTTTCCGCCAAGATATTTTGCTGTTTTACAATATTTTAATAAAAATTTAGCCCGTTCTTTTTTAACTCTTAAATACGGGATAACTTTTTCTAAAAAAATAGGTAATTCAGTCCTATTTCTAATGCCCCATTGGTAAATCGGCTTAGAATTTGGTCTTGAAATACGAGCGCCATCGAGTGTTACTGTTCCAAAATTAAGAATGTTATGTAAAAGATCTATGGCTTCATATTCTACCATTGCGACCTTTAAACAAGGTAAATAGGTCCATGACCAATTATCTACCTTGTGCGGATAATTTTTTCTTTGTGTTTTTCTTTTATGTCTTGTAATCATAAAACATCCATCCGCATCCATAATTCCGGCAGCGTACGCCCAATGCGTTTGCCTCTGGTTATCTTGCATAAACATCCTTTCATGTTAACGACTGCAGTACTGTACGCAGTATAACAAACCTCGATATTTACGTTTAGACTTTCCATGTAATCACCTTAAATTTTATTCCGGCTCAACTAATCGTTTACCGGAGCAGGAAGCGTAGTTGTGGTTGTTATAGCCATCTAAATTCCTTAAGTTATCTTTAGTATTACAACTTAAGCCGGACGAAAGCTAACGTGTACGTCCATGGGTAGGCGACTCCCGTTATACGCCGTAAAAGAACAAAGAGAGCGACTCTTTAATTTACGCTTGATAGTATTATATCATATATGATGAATTTGAAGATTAGAAGATTTTAGAAAAAAATTAGGTGGTTGTGGCGGCCGGACTCGAACCGGCATGGGTTTCCCCACCAGATTTTAAGTCTGGAATGTCTACCAATTCCACCACGCCACATTTGACTTATTGTACACCACACACTGCTGGGAATCGAACCCAACACCTCATGAACATTTAACTGCATTGATCTACCATTAATCTAAGTGTGTGACTCATTGCAATATTATAGCAAAAAATACAGTAGGAATTAATAAAAGTCGATATTATTTAATAGCTTTTAGGTCTTCGATTTTATATAAAAGATCACCTAGTTTTTGCTAATTGAAAAATATATTCTTAGTAGATTAGTTTTAGCCGGTTTTTATTATTTATTTATTCTTATATAAACTTTTTTTGTAGACGCCGTTAAGAATAAGGCCGCCGCCTTTACGAACCACAGTTTGTCATTTCGTAAAAACGCAATAATTTCTTTTAAAGAATCGTCAGATAAGGCTTTTTTTGAGTTAAGATTTGGCATATTGTTTAAACGATTAGACATCAATGAATACAATAATAAAAAGTTTTGCACTTCACGGACTGCATCAGGTTGATACAACAATATGCTTTCTTTGTAATTACTGTTTATTTTGCCAAGTAAAACAATATGAGTAAGTGTTGTTATACTAATATTATGAGACAATAAAGAATCTAAATTAAATTCATCAACTAAAATTTTTATTAGTTCATTACGGGTAAGAATTCCGTTGGTTGCTAGATTTCTTAGATATTTATAGCTAAGAGTGTTAGTTTCTTTTTTTGCCTTCCTAAAAAAATCTTTTAGTTTCATGTTCTAAGGCTTTTTTCTAGTTTTTCATAAGCTTTTACATGATCAGAATAATCTCCTCTGATAAAGATAAGTGTAATGTTAACAAATCTTTCTTTTTCTTCTATCGATAAAGTTTTAAATAAAACCTGATAGTTAACACCTTTTTTATTTATATCTGCGATAGCCTCACCATCACCGTCAAATATAACAGTACAGGTTCCTTCAATATTGTGACCTGTTTTTGGGTCGCGTTCTTCGAAAATCATATCCAGTGACGCGCCACAGTCGCGTTTGGACTCCTTTGCAAATAAATTGATCGTATCTATTTTTTTGCTTATTTCTTTTTCCGATGTTGCCATTTTTTGCCCCTGCTTTTTAATGATAATATTTTAAAAACACACAATAATTCTATTCTTAAACCCTGTCTGTTGTATGACTAAATACAACAGACAGGGTGGACAAGAATAAATTGTAAAATCCTTGTCCATTTAAAAGGTCAAAAAATCTTATATTTGAGTAAGTACACGGAGGAAATTTACTAAACTCCGTGTACTTACTTGTTCTTGCTGCCTCCAATAAACACGCCACTTTATTGGCAGATACTAAGCTGTATCAGAACTAAGCATTCTTAGAATAAATTGGAAGTAGAAAGCACTTGAAGTTAAACTATGAATTTAACTTAATATAGTTTATCAAATCTATATGATTAAGTCAAAAAACCCTGTAGAAACCGACAAAAAAGGCTTGGCTTTCTCTTCACTGTCCTGATATTTTTCTTAATACTCCCACTACTTCTTTAGTTGTATTGCTCCCGCTTTCTTTTAAAATACTAAGTGCTTCATATTTTAGTTTAAGATCAACGTTGTAATTTAAAGCTAATAATATCATCATCGTTACAAGAAAAACCGCTATGATAACTATCACTGCCAGTACAATAGTGGCACCTATCGCCTCTAAGCAATCATTAAATTTCATACCTTACTCCAGCTATTATATTTGAATAAAAAATTAGGAGAGGACTGTTCCGAAAACTCTTAAAAAAACGGAACAGTCCTATAAAAAAAAGAGAAAGATTTTTAATATCCCTTTGCAGCCTCGTTCATCTCTCTTAACAAGTTAGCCTTTAACTCAGGAGTAAGACCATTAGCGAATGCGTTAGCTCTTGTTAATGGAGAGTCTCCTCGCTGTGGAGAAACACTAGCTAAAGGCTTTGGCTTTAAGCTGTTTTGTTTTGCCATTTCTCTATCTTTATCAAAATTATCTTCTACATATATACCAAGTTTTTTAATCATTTTATAGGCAGATACAGCCTTTGTATATATGTCTTGTGTTGAAGATATTGTTTGCGCTATTTCAGGTTCGCTTGCCCTTAATCGCTCTATGTTTTCAGCAGTTAAAACAGAATCAAAGTCGTTATATTTTTGTCTTAGTTTTGCCTCAGTTGAGGTTGCATTAGATTGCTCTCTATATTTATCAAGCTCTTCTTTTTGTTTTTTAAGTTGTCGTTGTATCTTTTTGTAATGCTTACCCTCAAAAAGGTCGTCATCCCCAATCTCAATATCAGGTTCAGAATCCTCTACGATAGGCTCTCTTTTTGCAGCTTTTTCGAACGCCTCTAAGCGATCAAGTGCCTCTCTTTTCTCATGGGCAAGTCTTTCGTTATCTTCTCTAAGAGACTTAAAGTTTTTCTGCTGAACAGTTAATTCTTTTTCTCCAACTGGTTCTTGCTTTTCCGTCTGTGCCTCAGCAACAGGTGGCGTATCAACCTCTTCTTGTACTGGAGCAACCTCTTCGTTAGCTGTTTCGTCTGGAAGTGGAGGCATTGGAATGTCTTTTATTATTTCATCCATTAATTTCCTTTGTTTTATATATATCAGCCGATTCAAACTGTGTTTGTTTTTTTGGCCTCAATAAATCTGTTTCTTCTTCTTCTCCATTTAGTTCTTTTGCGAGTCGAAATAATGAGCCATCTTGATACTTGAGAACATTTGACAAAAGCTCCCATTCTCCTGGTGGTATCACGTGCTTGTTTTTTATCATGTGTTTACAGGTTTCTCTATCTGGAACAACCCATAAAAAAGAGATCTTATCTTTTGTTATGTCATATTTATACACGACTTGGTCATAGTCTGGCGTAGGGCAAGATAACCTGCCGAAAAAGTAGCTTCTAAGTATGTTCTTAGCAACTCTTTCTTTCTTTGTAAGTACAATAAGATAGAAATCGCTTTGAAATTTCTTTTTGTTTTCAGCTATGCATTCATAAATATTTTTATCGTACTCAGAAAGCTGCTCACTCATGGCCTCATTAGCAGTAGGTGCTTTATTATCTTGTTTCAATAATAAATCCCTTGCTATCTTTCCAACATTCTCTCTCTTTTTTTTAAGAGGCCTTTTCTTCATCGCACTTGCGTTCATATAAAATTACGCCTTTCTCTTTTTTTCTTTTATGCGCTCCAACCTTAAACCAATCGCCTTAAAAATATTGCCTAGATGCTCAAAATCTAGTTGCTTGGGATCCTTTCTAGTATCAAGCACTCCCTTTAAGCAACTCCAATCGTCCCTTAAGTCATTTACAATCGGATCTGACGGGCTTAGTTTTTGTCCATCATCAAAAGGCACGCTCCAATACGTAGTGTAATTAAGTTCTATATCAATAGGTGTAATTTCTTCTGTTTTATCAAGTATGTTTTTACATATTTCTCTAATAGTCTCAATTCTTACTACCATAAAACCCTCATGTTTTTATGTGTCAGTCAACCTTATACATAAGCGATTTGTTTTTTCCATAGATGTCTTTGTAATTCTTATATACCCAAAGATCTAAAGTGGACTGTTTTTTTCTCTCTGTATAATCTACTTTTCCGTCCCAATAATTGTGTACAATTTTTACATCCTGGTTTTTAGAGCAGCCAGAAAACAACAAACAACCAAAACTAAAAATTAGGCCTACAAAGAAAAAAGATACCATTTTTAACGTTCCTTTATTTTTAAGCGCGCCTTTGTTTATATTGTTGTTGCTTTGGGGGGACGCAGATGGTACGGCGGATTTGCGTCTTTTAATTCTTACAATTCGTCGTACCTTTTCTTTCTTTGTTTTTTTCTGCTCAAGAACGAGCTTTTTGAAGAACCTGAAAATATAGTTCCATATCTCTTTTAGTGTCATTTTTTCCTCTTTTTTTATTCGACTTTTTATTCAATTATTCCTATAAACACTAGTGTTATAATGACCCCGTTAGAATCAAGAAAAAAAAAGTAGTAACAAACAAATCTTGTCTAACGGGGCAAGAGATATGGAGTAGAAGAGTAATTCTTCAACCATATTGTCTTTTGGACATTATAAATGCTAAGTATTACTAATACGTTGGAACTTTCTCCTGTGAAATACGCACTAATTCATCGTATCTGCGGCTTCCAACAGAAGGCTCTTTGTATTTGTAATCCCTTTTCTTGCTTTTCTGCATATTTGCCGGTATCCCAAGAATATTAAACGCAATTCTTTGCGCTTTCTTGTCTGCTCGTGGCATGACAGGCATGTTAAACCTTCTTAGGTTTAAGGTTGTTTGTTTTTTTTGCGTTATCTAAGCCAATCTGTGCGTCAATTCCAGAAATTGTGTCGTTAATAGTTTCTGGAAGATATCCGCCTGATGCAGGATACTCTTTAATAAAAGATTCGCTAGGCATACCAGCTCTTCCTGAATTGCTGGAGCTGATCATACTGCCTCCGTCGTAATATTTCTTCTTTGCCATCTCATTCCTTTCTTGCAGTCTAAGACTGCTTTGGAAACTGCAGGTTTTACCCCGCAAGGTTAATAATATAAACCTCTATCCAATAGATAGACTTAAATGTTTTTAATCATGTCATTCTTCAAGGCGCCGACCTTCTTAGCTATTCCGCTATCTAGAGCCTCACCCTCTTTAATCACTGACTCTTGTTTTTGTTGTAACGTCGCAGCTAAGCGCATCATTTGCTCGATCTGGTTAAGGTCAACACCTTCTATTTCTTGCATAGCCCTAACAACGTTAAGCAACCCAGCTGCTCTGTCTTTGGTTGCCTCTGCTCTTCTTTCAAC